ACGAGTCGTGCAAATTCATCATCTGTTATGTAACTCATCGTTTACCCCATACTGGACAAATTGGCTTGTAGGAACACCAATCACACAATTTAGATTTTACAGCCTCGAATTCACCAGTTTGACAACGATGGTCAATTTCTTCTTTGATGCGCGCAACCCTACCAATTGTTTTGGAAAGAGATTCGGGTGTCACTTCTTCTGTAAATTTCACACCATCACGAAGATAAATGAGTTCCAGTGACGTAACAGGAAATATCTGTATTTCTTGCATAATTGCCGCATAGATGCGCAACTGCTCAAACTTATCCGACACCCATTCAACGCGCGGCGTTTTGCCAGTTTTGTAATCCGAGATAGTCAACCCGTTATCGTCGTGCAACGATTTCGTGTAGCGGTCGATAAAGCCCTTGAGCATCACGCCACCAAGAGCGTGATTCAACTCGCTTTCCAAACCTATTGGATGGACTTTGGTTGGGTCTTCTACCAACCAAAGATTTTCTATACAGAACCACGCTTGCCACCTAAAATTAGAAATCTCGTCGGCGCGACGTAGATGGGTTTGGACTGTTTCTGCGTACTTATCCATATAGACACTGCGTGCTTGGTTGCGGGCAGTATCTTTCGTTCTAAATTCTGGCGAAAACGCATACAGCGATTCCAGAACGTCATGCACGAAATTGCCCAAAATCGCTTCAATCCCTGGTTTATCTGGAATTTGGTCAATCTTGCTGAATCGAAATTTCAGCGGACATTGCTCAAACGTGGCCAATGAAGTTGGCGACAAATGTGGTGGCGGTATCAGTACCTGTTCACTCTTTGGCGGCAACATGACTACCGCTAAATTGTAGTCGAACTGCCTCGGCCAGAAGGGCGTCTAGTTCATCTGACGTCACCGTTTCTGCGCCTTTTGGTTTTGGCTTGTCTCCGTAGGTTGTTTTCCAAAATGCGCCGATTGCCTCTTTTTGGTCCTTGTTCAAACCAGCGGAAATGTTCTTGAAGTTTTCCCACTTTTGCTGGTGTTCGGAAAGAGGCGCACTGGATGCGTCAATAACCTGCTCAATTTCCATTGCTTCTTCACTGCGGGCAAGGTAAAGACCGACACCAAATGTCTGCGCCGCCTTCTTCACGGCATCAGAAATGGCGCCCTTAAATTCGTCGCCCAAGTCAAGGATTGCTCCAGCCTTGGTGCGCTTAATTTTCTGACCACCGATTCCGTCGCGGGTAATCGTGCTGAATTCAGTGAGAAAATACTCAATGCGAACATGCGCTATCACAAAGTCTGGGTCGTTTGGGTCACGGTGACAACTCTGAATAGTCATTGACCACTTGTCAACGCCAAGTACTTTGTTGAGACGATTGATGACTTCACTGACGGGAATGTAGGTCAGATTGACCCCACCCTTATTGATTATCTTTTCCATCTCCTGCGGAAATGGTTCGGATAGACGACTGTAGGTATCGCTCATTTGTTCTTGTCCCCCAATCGGACGATGACGTTTGTTTTGTGTTCGCCTTGTTCGCAGTATAGGTCAGGGTTGATGCCCAGTTCCCCCAACTTGCCAACGCGCCAATACGAAACAGCAGCGTAATCAAGCAGTTTTTCAACCATTTGCGTTGCCGTCATGGTGCGCTCGCCAGTATCCATGTCAACCGACATTTCATTCAGGCGTTCGGCTACTCGTGTTGCAAGTTTGCCGTGGTCCCATTTCTTGCGGTCTGTTGCGCTCTTCTTTTCAACGGAAGCGCCAGACTGTGTTTCCACAAGGCCACGGTTGCCCATGAGCATGCCGACCTTGCCAGCAAATGAGTCGTAGATGATTCCCATGTCACGCTTGACCATGTTTAATTGCACGAGCATCTCGCCCGCTTCTGCAATGTCTGGTGTTGTACGGATGTATTCATCCAGCAGGGCATCAATATCCATGATGTCCTTGCGCCATTTTTCAAATACAGAAATATCAAGTGACATTACCAATCTCCTAAGTAGTGGGTTATTAACTCAGACTACGATACTGGCTTTACGTCTCTGTGGCAACCCCAAACCTGTTAAATAATTGAATGCCCCCGTAGCCGAGTCAACTTGGTCATCATGGTTGGCGGATTCTGGGAATGAGGACAATTCGTCCAACCAATCGCCCAGCCATGCCCCCCTGACCACCCTGACATTGCCATTGGCGAGGGCGGCGGCAAAAGGCCGTGCTCTTGTGATTTTGTCGCCAGTTGACCGATTGGCCCCAAAATCAAAACCAGGCAACACGTATCGGGCGTATTGGTCTATTAGCGCCTTGCCAGACGAGCCAGGTTCTTGCTCCATCCTTATTGGGACGACAACGCCATCTTCGTAGGCGGTTTGGGCGACGAATTGTTCTACTTTATCTGCCTTAATCCTCTTCTTTTTTACGTCAAGAACATAAGAAATCCCTTGGTCAAAGAGCATCAATGTGCCAACCGTCCAGTCGGGGTCTGGTGTTGATTGGTTGGGTTCCGTGGCCGCCAAGTCCCAGAATCTGACCATTCTTGCTGACGAGGTAACCACTGGCACTTCGTCCTTATCTATTATTACAACTGACGTTCGGTCAAACATGCTGCCAAGCGTTGTGGACCACCAGTCTCCTTCTTCCAGTCTCTTGCGCTCTACAGGGTCCAACGCAGACAGTGCTTGACGATAAGAGTCGGCATCAATGCCTGGGTTGTCGGTCAGCCGCGACGGAACAAAAATTCTTCCCTTTTCTTGCCCCTCGACAATGAACCTTTGGCGTACCCAGTTTGGCGCTGGGTTTGAGGCGCACCTCATGCGCAGGGGAACTGATGAAAGCGGCCCTGTCGCTGGTCTGCGAAGACGAGAAAAGAGGTAACGGTAGTCAGATTCCCTAATCTCTGTCACCTCGTCCATGCCTATGAATTGGAATTCAGAACCCTTATAACGCAAATAGTCATTTGTGTTATTTAGGTACCCGAACGAAACTCGCGCACTGGAGGGAAATGTTGCGACGAAACTGTTGTTGTTCCAATGTACGTCGTCATACTGCGTGACCCAAGTTCTGAATCTGTCCATCAAGGCGCCAGGAAGTGATAGGTCGGCGAAAGTTCTTCTGAACAAAATTGCAGAATACCCAGGGATATCAACATACTGAAGCGCTGCCATCAGCAAGGCAGAAGACTTGCCACCACCAGCCGCTCCGCCAAAAAGGGCCTCGATTGAGTATGTTCTTAAAAAAACCTTTTGATTTATTGACGGCTGTTCAGGACAATATGAGGGTGCTTTTGGTTCTAGATATTCAAGAATTTTATTCCAGTCTTTAGTCACTCTCCAATCGTAGACCAAGATGTGCGCTAGTTTAGGACGACATGGACAAGGTGCTCGCATTTTTGCGCAGGGCAGTAAATAGAACTACCTTCGCGAATATCTTGATGTCGTCATTTATACTATTTACTGCGATAGGTGGCTTCCTTATAGCGCCGCCTATTGGTTTTATCGTCGCGGGAGTTACCTGTGGAGTTTTCGGATATCTGTTGGGCGCTGAGTAGTTAACAAATGGCTTGGAACTCATTTAGAAACAAATCTTTAGGCAACGCCGCCGCTAAGGCATTGGGCGTTGGGGCACCGATAAGTCTTGACCCAGGCCGCGCAGGCAAGCCGTACCACGACATGTGGGATATCGAGCGCGCTTACCGCGAAGGGTTCCAAAAAATTACCTGGGTCCAAAGGTGTATTGACGCAATCGCTGGAAACCAAGCAAGATTACCCATCATCCTTCGCAAAGACAATTCTCGGGATGGCCAAATCATCACTGGGAGAAGAGCACTTCGTTCTCCCCTAATTGAAATCTTTAATACCAAAGCCAACGAAGGCGAAAATTCATTTGTTTTTCGCTACAGGCTGTCGTCGCAATTGTTGATGTCTTCGCGTGGAGCGTTTATTGAAAAAGTCAAAGGACGCGATGGACGATTGATTGGCCTCAATCTTTTGCCACCGCAATTCACCGCACCGATTCCAGACCCAAAGAAATTTATTTCTGGCTACGAAGTGAAGATGCCGACTGGGCAAACAATAATTCTAAAACCAGAAGATGTGCTTTGGGTTCGTCGACCACACCCACTTGACCCGTATCTGTCGCTCACTCCAATGGAATCTGCTGGAATTGCGATTGAAATTGAAAACTTGGCAAAGGTCTATAACCGCAACTACCTAATCAATGATGGTCGCCCTGGCGGAATCCTTGTTGTCAAAGGCGAAATTGATGACGATGATAAAGATGAATTACGTAACAGATTTAGGGGCAATATAGGGCGCGCAGGACACACAACCGTAATATCGTCTGACGAAGGTGTCGACTATGTTGACACTTCGGCAAATCCGAGAGACGCCGCATATGTTCAAATGCGGCAAATTCAGAAAGAAGAAATTCTTGCCGCATTCGGAGTTCCAGAATCGGTAATTGGAAATGCATCTGGCAGAACGTTCAGCAATGCCGCAGAAGAGCATCGCGTGTTCTGGAACGAAACCATGCTTCCACATATTGATTTGCTTGCGCGCGCATTTGATGAACTTGATGAAGTCAACTATGTGGATTTTGATGTAACAAGCGTTCCAATTCTTATTTTGTACAAGCAGGAGCGCTCTCGTTACTATATGGAAGAAGTTCAGATGGGTCTCATTAGTACCAATGAATATCGTGAAGCAACAAGCAGGAAAACAGTCGAAAGTGACCTTGCTGATTCTTTGTTGATGAATCCAAACCTTACGCCAATCGCCAACACTGAAAAGAAAATGGAACAGCAACCACAAGCAGGAATGCCAGGAATGCCAGGTATGCCGCCTGGTGCCCCAGGGATGCCACCACAAGGTGGGGCGCCAGTTGACCCAACCGCGAGCCCACTCGACCCCAATACGATGGCTGGCGCGCTCGCCCAAGAGGGTGTTCCACCAGGAGGTCAATTGCCGCCAGAAGCCGCTGGGATGCCAGCCGCAGAACCGCAGCCTGGAATGGAAAACACAGCATTACCGCCAGGTCAGCAATTGTCCGCCGAGGCGTTTGGTCTCATCGAAACCAAAGAGGACAACGTCTCGCTTCAGCGATGGTCCGCGATTCTTAATCGAGCCTTGGAAAGAACCATCGAACGCCAACAGAGAGTTACTCTTGAAAAAACAAATGGCGCGAAGGCCAAGAAGGCTCTACAAAACGGCAGTCTTGCAATTGACATGATTTTTAATACCGAAGTCTGGGACAGGCAGTTTGAGGAAGACATCAGGCCAGTTCTCTCCACCATCATTTCAGATAGTTCCGAGTACTCAGAAAAGACCCTTGACCAATCCGATGTGGTGGCACAACTTGGTGCGCAGATGCAGAGATTTAGGGAAGTTAATGAGTCAACTTATAACGCACTTAACTCCGCCTATGTGACCAGTCTCAACGTAAAAGACGCAGAGCAGCGCAGCATTATCTTCAAGTCGAGTTGTGTGGCCATATTTTCAAACATCTTGGCCAAGTCGGTGAACGAGATATCGAGTAACGAAGCCCGACGAGCGTGGATGTTCGCAAACTAATTTCTGTATTCTTTACATAATGACCAAATACTTTCAATGAGTCGGTCCATTGTCGTTTATTATTGCTATGGCAAAAAGGATTTTTGATGGAAGATATCAAATTTAAGTCCAACTCTGGACAGTTCAATATTGACCAAGCACAAGGAATAGTGGAGTGCTTCGTCGCTGGGATAGGCAATAAGGACTCCGTCGGCGACATTGTCGTTTCTGGCGCGTTCGCAAAGAGCCTAGTCCGCAGAAAGCCAAGAGTTGTCTGGGGCCACAACTGGAATGACCCAATTGGCAAAGTCCTAGAAATTTATGAAGTTCCGCCAAATGACCCACGGCTTCCACAAAAGATGAAACTTGCTGGCATCGGTGGACTATATGCCAAAGTGCAATTCAATCTGAATTCGGAAAAGGGTCGAGAAGCGTTTACCAATGTCGCGTTTTTTGGAGAAGAGCAAGAGTGGTCGATTGGCTACAAGACGCTTGATGCGATATATGACAATGGCAGACAGGCAAACATTCTGCGTGAAGTTGAGTTGTACGAACTGAGCCCTGTCCTTCACGGCGCAAATCAACTTACTGGAACAATCTCTGTAAAAACAGAGGAAGAAAAAAATCATATGATGCACATGGTGGGCGGCGGTTCAGCGGTTGCCGTCATAGAAAAGCCAAAAGGTCCAGTTGACCCATTTGCGCAAGGTGTTGCGCAGCCAGCAGACAGCGATAGAACCGCAGCGCTCGAAAGAGAACTTGCCACAAGAACTGGCGGCCCAGTGAAAATTATGAAAGCAAACGAAAGTTCGGTTGTTTTCATGAAGCCAGGCAGGGGAGTTTTCCGTCTTGGTTATTACTTTGACGGCGAACAGTATATGTTTGGCAAACCCGAGAAAATGGGCGCGACGATGATGGTCGTCTCCCCAAGTTCTGGTCGCCCAACCTCAGGTCCAGGAATGCCAAGAATTCCAAATTTCCCTGCGGTTCAGGGCAAGCCATCTACATCAGGGCCAATCATTCCAGTTAAGTATGGGAATGATGCAGCAGCCACTGGGTTTTTTAATCTGGATGATGAAAAATCATTGACCGAACAACTGTCGGAGCAGCCAGATTTCGTTGAGCAACTTTCGGGGATTATCGGCTCTCTGCAGGGTTTGGTCAATCAACACCGCTCCGAAAAATCAGAGTTGATGATTCCATGTAAGCCACAGGACGCCTTTGAGACAAAACAAGCCCTTGACCCAGTGTTTGATTATCACAGAATTGAAACATACGTTACGGAAGATGGCATCGTAATCGCGTCGCCACTGAGTGGAGATGCTTACGAGGCGGTGGAAAATGCGACCAAATCACTCCTCGGAAGAATTGGCAGGAGTCTTGGTGGCGGGGGAAAAGTTAGGCGCGGCAGGGCCGCGCTAGCCAGAATCGAAGGGGTACTAGACCCCAGAAAACGTCGTGACTTTGATGGCGACGGACTCATCTTTGATGGCACATGGATGGAGCAACCAGACCCAAATCGCGCACAATCTGTCTATAGGCAAGTTTCGTTTCTTCGTTCTAGCGGCAAAAAGCCCAAGGAAGTCACTGATGCATTGACTGGGGACGAAGTTCCTCGTTTGGAAATTAATTTTACCAGAACAGAAAAAATAAAGATTCTTGAGGTTTTGGACAACGTAATCAGTGAAAATCAATTGACCGAAGACAATCCAATAACAAAGTTGAGAGATTCGATAAAGAATGCCAAGAAAGTTGGCGAACAACTTCAACCGCAACTTTTCGGACCAGACGGCGAAAGTTTGCTTGATGGCGCAAAAGCAGAATTTGAAAAATTGCAACCAAGTTTTGAAAAGCATGGCGGCAAAAAACCTGGAACAAAGGGCAGAACGCCAACTGACATAATCAAAGATGTTTTGACCAATAAGCGTTATGAAAGAAGAAATATCGACAAGCGTGCCAAGGGCGGTCTTGGTGGCACCTCTGCAAGGCAGGGAACAGCGCAGGGCAGACGGACAAACATTGTTGGCTCCAGTAAGCCCCTTCCACGGCTCGGGGGTAGGCGCGACGGAAAGTTGAACGTAGACGATTTTATTGAAAAAGAATTTTTGCCATTTGATTGGTACAAGATGTCTGGTGATGAAAAACTGAAATGGCTCAACAGCAAGCCAGATGGCGCTGGAAATGAAGGGACCAATGAGGAAGCGTTGATAGGTTTGCGGCCCAAACAAGAGGCATGGCGAAAAACGGTCGAGCAAATAACCAATGACGCGATTGAGCAGTCCCTTGAGGAAGAGGACCCTGCTGAAAATCTTAGGGAGCGCAGGCAAGCGGCGAGTGAGGACCGCGCGGAAAGAGCGGCGGCGCCACGACGCGTATGGGAACAGACCATAGAAAGAGAAGAAAAAGAAAAGGCCAAGGTCGAAGAAAAACGCCGCAAGATGCGAGAAGCGGCGGCGGCAAGAAAGGCAAAAGACGAAAAGCGCGAGCCTCGCGAATTCCAGTCTGACCCAGATAGACCAGACACGATTGCACACAAGCGAACAGCGGAAAAAATAACTAGAGATTCGGACAAAATCAGAACATTTCTGGACGCGCAATCAGCAAAAGGAAGGGTTAATAAGACTGTTGAGGATTTAATCAGCGATGGCCTTGATGATGTTGATGTGTTGATTGCTGACGAGGATGATGTTCCAACGCTTGAATCACTAAGTGAGGCACGAGACAAAATTGAAGCGCTTATTGCGACACTCACCGACCCAGACTTGATTGAAAAAATCAACAAGCGAAGAAAGATAAATAAAGAAACTGGCAAAGAAGAAGATGAACTAGAAGTTGTCACAACCCTTAGCAATGCTGAACAACAGTTGATTCAAGGCTTGAAAACTGTTTCTGGCAGATTGTCCGAACACATCAGTGAATGGGAGGACAGAGAGTCAGACCTTGATGCCGAAAGGGACCTCATTGGCCGTGCTGGAAGGTCTGGTATCAGGGCGGAAGATTCTGGGTATGACTTTGATGAATATGGTGGCGGAGATGATGGGGCTGATGAGGTAACCAACTTCAGTGTAAACAGGAATCCAAATTTGCTAAGAAGTGGCGGTTCTGGGGTCAGGCGAAGGGACTTGAACACAGTAGTGAATGAGGCTCGACAATTTCAAACAACACTGGCAAGAAGAAAAACCAGCGGGGGGTTGCGCTCTGGCGGCGGAGGAGACAAAACGCCAAGAACGGAAATAATTAAAGAGTCGACATGGTGGAGGGGTATCGATACGTCACTAAGGAGAGAAATAGATAAAGCAGAAACATCTGCCATAAAAGATGGTTTGACGCTTTTGCAACAAAAAATCTCTAAATATAAGGCTGGCGCATTTACGCCTGGCTCCAAGAGAACGAACGTAGGTTCAATCAAAATTACAGCCGATGAAGCAGACAAAATTCTTGACGCAGTTATGGCGGTAATTGATAGACAAATGACTGCTGGAAAAGGCGGAAGCGTAGGCAGCAGAGCAGAAATTTTTGCGGAACTGCTTGAGGCTGTCTCGTCAGCAGCAATGTCAACGTTTATAGATAAAAGCGGTTCGCCCGCGGACTGACAAGTGATTTGTAATAGATTTCACCACCGAATAAGTCTGTGAAGTATAATTTGTGAAAACGAATTTTAAGAAATACAACGCAAGACGGGTGCCTGTGGTATTGTCGTCTCGCAACACATAAGGAGCCATCACAATGGATTACGACAAGAACGCAGTGGTTAAGTTGGACACCGACGGCTCCGTTTTGAAGTGCGCCAAGGGTGCTGACGCAGAGGGCTGCGGCTACAGCATGGGCGCCAAGGTTTGCGCAAAGTGCGGCGCCATGCCCGTTCAGATGAAGGCCATGCCGATGGATGACGACGAGGAAATGGACGACCAGGAAGAAATGGTTGATGCCGAAGACGAAGATGACGAAGACGCGGTCGAAGAGGATGCGGACGAGGATGACGGCGAGGAAGACGACATTGATGCCAAGACCATGATGCAGGACGAGGACGAGGACGAAGACGAAGAGGAAGGGGAAGAGGAAGAGGAAGAGGAAGAGAGT